TTCAATTTGCATTTGTAATTGTTGAACTTGCATTTGCACTTGAGGATTTTGTGCGGCCATTGGATCTTGAGACAATTGTTGTAATTGTTGAAGTTGATTTGTGAATTCTATTTCAACTTGTTCCAAAGCCATTAAAGAAATATGTTCAAATATATTTTTTTCTAATGCTCCCATAATAATTGGATTGTTTCTAGCAATATTTGTTGACATAAAATTTAAATGCGCAGTGATGTGAGCTCTATGATCTTGTCCTCTAAAAGCTTGAAAAGGTTTTCCAGATAAAGAATCAATATGTTCTAATGCAGGATCTTTTGGCATTGGAGGTTCTGGTACATTTAAAATTTTATCAATGTCTCTAACTCCTGAAAAGCTTCATACATTTTTCTGTAAGCTTCATATAGATTGTGAATCTGTGGATTGGATTGAGCAAGTTGTAATTGAGTTTGTGCTAAACTAATTCTTTGAGTTTGTGAAAATATATTTGGATCTGCAACTGGAACGATATCAACTCTATCATCAAAGTCTGTTTGTTTAATTGTTCTTTGTCCACCTACAACATCATATGGATATTCTGGTGGTAAGTATAATGCAAATATTCTAGATAATAATTTAAACTCTTGCTTCATTGAAGCATACAATCGTTTGTGAATTGCAGACATTGTTCTGCTACCACGTTCTAATAAAGCAACTGTTGTACCTACAGCAGCTTGTTGATTACCATCTCCAATTTGCATATCAGCAATCGATGCAAATCTTTGACCTGCTTGGACCACAACTCCCATTAATTGTAATAATGTTTGTGAAGGTTCTTTAAATGGTAAAGGCATAAATGCATCTTTAAGTTTCCTCCTGGAGCATCTACATCTCTAAATTCACCTGGCTGAATAGGTTGTGCATCATCTCTAACTCTAATTCCTCTTTGTTTAAATCCTGATGGTAAATTAGACAAGGTTCCTGCATCAAGTAATTGTCTTAAAGCTGAAGTTGCAGTTCTCGATAATCCACCAATCATATGGATTAATCCAAAGCCATAGAATCCTAAACCTGGTAAAAATTTAAAGTGAACAAAATATTGGATCTTCTGTTTTTTAGGTATCTTCAATATTATAGTTTCTACGAATAGATAAAATTTCACGAGAGCCTTCTTCTATCGTCACAATATAAGGAAGTTTAATTCCAGTCATTTCCCCGTTGGGATCACGATCTTCAAAGCCCTCGAGATCTAAATTTACATGACATTCAATCAATGTAAAGATATCATTATTTTTTTCTTTCTAATTCCTTCTAATTCTCTCTCTTTGGCTTTTAATTGATTATCTACATTATCCATTGAAGGAGATAATTCTATATCTCTATAAAAACCATTGACTTGTTGTTTTCTTAAATCATTTTCAGTTGTTTTAATTACATGCATAACTGCATCTGCATCATCTAATGATGTAGCAGAATATGGAACTATTAAATCATCTGCTGGTACAAATTTTGAAACTGCTCTTTCAAGTAAAGAATCATAATAAACTTTTTTAAATGTAGATCCTGCAAGCGGTAAATAAAATAACATTTGATCAAATTCAGGTTCATATTCTTTCATGACATCCATGATTTGATAATTCATAAAGTCTTTAACTCTATTTGCTTGATCTTCTTTTTGTCTATCGTTTAATCCAACTACTTGAGTTCTCACAGGTCCATCAGCTGGTAATAATTCTTTATAAGCTAAAGCTTGAAATTGTGTAACGGCTTCTGCAAGTACTGGATGCGTTGCACCACTATGCTCCTCTAAATGGTTCTGTTCTTCTTTCATATTTAAATCCTAAAAGATCTAAACCATCTGTGTAAGCTGTTTCCCAATCTTGTACGTGAAGATCTGATACTCTTCATAGTTTTGATAGAGCTCTGAACCTAAAGGCATTAAAACTTCTTCAGGTAATAGTTCTGCTAAATTGGCAAAGTGATCTGGAGATTGTTCTTGATTAAAGGCTGCTGGATCAAAATTAATTTCAACTCCACCATCTTCTGTAGGTGTAATTTCTGTATCTCCTTGAGAAGGTATCTGTTCTTGAGTATCAATAGTTTGTTCTATTGAAGCTTCTGGCCCTGCGATCTCAATAGTTTTTCTAAACTTTGTTTGGAAGTGCTTTGTCTATAGTTGCCATTTAATTTTCCTGAATTTAACAGTGTAACCTTTTTATTAGGAATATTCAACCCTTGTGGATTAGGTCCTCTTAAAGGTGGCACCGTTCTTGTTAATCTTTTCATTAATAATAGCTTCTCTCTGTTTTTGGAAGTTCTTCATCTTTATAGTCTTCTGGATGAGAAATCAAGCCACCTTGTCTAAAGCGCATCACTGCTTGTGTCATAGAATCTACTAAATCATCATGATCTCCATATGGAAAGGCGGCACATTCTTCAATAACCTCTTGAGCAAACTGTTTAGATTTAGGAGCCCAGATCATTCCAGATTCAAATAAAGGTGCCACAGCATTTACTCGTGCATGTTTATCGTTTCCTTTACTGAGGTGAAAAATTTATAACGGGTATACCCATGTTACGAAGTTCATAAGTCAATGGAAGTCCAGATGCTTTTGCTTCAACAAGAACTGTTTCAGGTTGCCAATACATATATTGTTCGTGGGCCAGGCGCCTTAATTCAGGAAACTCTAAACGTTCTTTTCTTGCATCTAGTAAAATTAACTGGGGACCAGAATCTTCATTTAAATGAAACACGCCCCATGTTGTAATTGCAGAATAGTCCGCAGTTTCTTTTTTCATAAATGCAGTATCATAAAGATTGAATGACATGTTCAAGAGGTGGAATATATTCTTCCGTCCAATCTCTCCACCACTCACGTTTAAATGATTGCTCCTTCTTCTGCCGTCGGATCCTGCATATATTGAGCATTCCATTTTGCAATACCTGCGGAATGCTTTAACGGCAAGTAAATCTTCTAATCTTCCAATATTCTGGCCAGCAGGGTTTACCACTTGGCATGATCGCTGGAAATTCTACCACTTCCCATTGATCTGCTTTTTCTTCTGCTGCTTGAGCCTTGATTAGTTGTGCAGTTAAATCTTTTGTTGACCAGCGTAGTCATGACTAAAACAATTCGTCCACCAGGCTGCAAACGTTGACGAGGTCCTGATGTATACCACTCGTATGCTTTATCAAAAGCGGTTGCTGAATTTACATCTTGTTCTGAATGAGGATCATCAATGATGAGCAAGTCAGCACCCCTACCGGTCACCGCACCTTGGACACCGACAGCAAAGTATTCACCTCCTTGATCCGTTTCCCAACGTCCAGCTGCTTTGGAATCTTCTTGTAATCTTGTATTAAATATTTCTCTATATTCAGAAGAATCAATTAAGTTTTTAGTTTTACGACCGAAACGTACTGCAAGCTCCGCAGTGTGAGTCGCTTGAATAATTTTTAATTTAGGATTGTTTCCAATCATCCAAGCAGGTAAAAAGTAAGAAGCAAATTCTGATTTCGTATGCCTTGGTGGCATATTAATAATAAGTCTTTTTAATTCTCCAGTTTGCAATCGATTAAACTTATCTGCAATTTCTTTATGATGAAATCCTTCAATAAAATCTGGCCAAATATATTTTACAAATTCAAGAAAATTATTTTTTAATAAAATTTTTTCTAGCTTTTTCTATACGATATAAAACTTTTAGTTTTGTATCTTTCCTTATTTGTGGATCAGTTATCTTATTTAAATTTTTTATTTTTCCTATATCAAGCATAATGTTTAATTATGGTACCTTAAAAAGTTTATACCGCTACCCGGGTGTATAAATCCAGCACTAAAGGGTAACATCTGGGACCCCTTTTTTTGTTTTACCCTCTCCCCCCACCTTGCTTAAAAGGTATTCGCCAACCACTTGGGACCTCTCTTTCTTTTCCGGGTGGGACCCGCCCACAGGTGTTTAGTGCGACAAGTTGTCGCACCCCTAGTAATAGTAGTGATATATATGCCACGCACAAGTGAGGTGCATTATTTTATTTAACTATTTATTTTATTTGATAATCTGGTTTTAATTTAACGAAACAGTAAATATGAAACAAACAACACTAAAACAAGAACTGCTAACAGTTAAGAAATGTTAGTTAAAGCACACGACGAGATGAGAAATAGTAAAAGAAGAAATGTCTCAAGTTTCGGTGTGTCTTACTCATACTACAAGTTATAATACAAACTAATGTATGTCTTAATAAAGTTAATCAAGTAGATGAAAAGGAATTAGATAACATGGCTAATGACCCAGTTCATCAACAACTGTTCGGTATCTAATATGGACTACGATATTAACTTAACTGAAACTGTATCCTGTGCCATGGCGCAGGACACAGGAACTCCAATGCAGGAGTGTGAGTTTCAAGCAAACTATATCACAAAGACTGATAACTCACTGAACGATTTAGAAGTAATCTCGAAGAGTAATCTTAAGAACAACGCCCGGAATCCGGGCGTTGTTCATTCTTTAACGAAAAGAATTATTTAGCAATTTGTGCAAAGGACTTTGGAACACGCACCTCGATTTGTGCTTTATTAAATATGCTTTCCAAGTTCTTCCAAACGTCATCAATGGACAAGCCAGAGTATAAAGTATTTCTTGCGTCCTCTATTCCGTTCTTAGTAGATATTTAAAGAACTTACCCTTTTCAGAGTTCTTATATTTCTCTTCAAGTTCTTGTCGACAAGCTTTTTTAGACGATTGTCATTACTTCATCTAACAGTGTCCGCACAGTTGATAATGTTCCAGTCTCTAATTTCAGACCATTGATTAACCTTTATCAAGTAATGCTTGTTTTTTCTTGATAGCATTTTGATTAAGAGCGAGTTTCTCTCATATCTTTACTTTGTTTAAAGTCTTGATATTCCTTTTCAGCTACGTTCAGCGTCTTTAAGTAGTTTATCAAGTCTTTAAAGTAGATACGAACTTATTAAAGTCCTTTTCTAATTGTTTACGTACTTCAAGTTCGCACTGTGAACGTATTGCACTTTGCTTTTCTTGGAACTTGTTATTTATAAGTCGATCTAAATAATCAAGTTCTTGTTTTCTTATCGGTCTCATGTTTCTTCCTTTCGCTGTTGCTAGTGTGTAATTAAATTCTAGGGCTACTCCTATTTTAACGATATTTAATTATCGTATCGATTACACGAGACGAATTATATCCTACATTGTCCTATATTGTCAAGCTCTAAATTTTTTATTTTTTTATGGGTGGGACCCGCCCACAAGTGTTTAGTGGTGCGACACTGTGTCGCATTGACTTATAGTGATTAGCATATGGATATAATGGATGCAACGAATAGGAGTTAAATGACAATGAATAAAACTAAGATATCATGGCTTGATGCCAAGGTGACTATAATAAATAAACGAACTCAACTATAGTATCTTGATATTTTAGAGGTTCATGAACATATGTGCTGTCTTTACGATGGTGAAATCAAAGAACAAGTTTAATAAAACTTAAAGATTGCGATTATAAAAAGTAAAGAAAATTTTGTAGTAAGAATTTAATTTAACGAAATGGACCAAGATGACAAAGACCTATACGGTCGTTGCCTACTGACAAAGAATAAGTTTTCTTATAACAGTAGATGCTGAAGACCAAAGAAGAGGCAAAGGAAATTGCCTTAGCCGACCAGGCAGACTGGGATAAAATTTGACGATTTCATGAACCATGAACGATCCAGTCATTACAGACGTTATGAGAAGAATAATTCCAACGGGCCCTGAACCAAGGGCCCACAACCCCAACATAAAATAAAAGATACAAGGCAGCAAGCAAGCTCTAAATTTTTTATTTTTTTTCGGGTGGGACCCGCCCACAAGTGTTTAGTGTACCTGCGACACTATGTCGCATTGACATAACTTCAGGTTGCAGGCTCCGTGAGCTATGGAATCAGGCAACAAGGCACAAGATTAAATTTGACAAGATGGGAGATTGTAGGATATAATAGATGCAAACGAAAGGAGAAAGAAATGATAGTAGAAAGACAATATAATGGGTCTATTTTAATATCCGATATTATTGATGGATATTGGGTTAAGAGGTCTATTATTTTTACTCTAAAAAAGAAGCTATTAAAGTTGACTTAAGAGAACATAAGAAAGTATGATGCAGGCAGATGCTAGAGTAGAATTTCAAAACCTATACAACATGAATGGAGAAAGCAATATGAGTCACTTTTATGGAGTAATAGCTGAGTCAGCAAGAAAGACTCAGCCTACAGCTAGAGCCCATCATTCATTGAGGGTTGAGGCTCAAAGCTGGCAAGGAAAGATCGTAACCCGTTTGAGACGTGAGAGAGGATGGGGATTTCTTCGAAGTATGGAGAGAGCCCCACGGTGGCAGCGGTGGTGAATACCTTCTGCTGGTTGAAGGCAGAATCGACCTTAAAGATAAATTTGCAAAGGCTTCCTAACGTTGTAACTCAGCCCCCTTCCTGGGGGCTAGAAAATCCCTAAAAATAAAAACTAAAAATTATAAGGCGCAAGCAGGCGGTGGTAGCAAGCAGCAAGCAGGCACAAGGCGCAAGCTGCAATTTTTTTTAACTGTGGGTGGGACCCGCCCACAAGTGTTTAGTGTGACAGAAAATGTTACATGCGACGTTATGTCACATTGACAAACGTTTCCTGAACCTTGGCCCAGGAGTCAGCGATCGGGGTACATGGCTCACGGTTAACGAAGTTGCCATGATGCTGGATCCTTCATAAAGTTTTATGGCACAAAGGACCGAGGGCCTTTTTTAGCAATAC